GGCTATTATTGCCAGTAAAGTACGCTCAGTTGAGAGTAAGACCTTTGCTATCAAGGGAGACTGGAAAGACACAACCCTGTTTGGGCAGCAGTTGTTCCCAATGGGCGGTAAAACAGTCACCATCCACGAAGGAGAGCTAGATGCCTTAGCAGGTTATCAGATGTCAGGGAGTAAGTATCCCCATGTATCCATCAGAAACGGTGCTCAGAGTGCTGTTAAAGACGTTAAAAACTCGTATGAATGGTTATCCACCTTTGAGCATATCTACATTAGCTTTGATGAGGACGAACCAGGACGCAAGGCAGCAGCCGAAGTAGCTGAAGTCCTTGGTAGCAAGTGCAAGATTGTTAAGCACGTATCAGGCATGAAGGATGCTTGTGATTACCTGACAGCAGGGAGGGGTTCAGAGTATGTGAAACAGTGGTGGGCAGCAGAGCAGTGGACACCTGATGGTATTGTGGCAGGGGCTACGCTATGGGATGAGGTGAATAAGCCTGTGGAGAAATCCTCGGCATTGTATCCGTGGCCTGGGGTGAACGAGTTGACCTATGGCATCAGGGGCGGTGAGCTGATTACGGTGTGCGCTGGTTCTGGTCTAGGTAAGAGTCAGTTTCTACGGGAGATCTTGTGGCATTTGCTCAAAACCACGAAAGACAATATCGGGCTGATGTTTATGGAGGAGTCGGTAAGAAAGACTGCTTTGAGTGTAATGTCGTTGTTCCTGAATAAACCCTTGCATTTACCTGATACTATTGTGACGCAAGAGGATCTTCGCCATGCTTTTGACAATACTCTGGGGTCAGATAGGTTGTTTTTTTGGGATAACTTCGGGTCTACTGATATTGATAATGTGATTAACAGAATCCGGTATTTTGCTAAGGCAGCAGATTGTCGTTATGTATTCCTAGATCATATCTCTATGGTTGTGTCTGCTCAAGGGAATGGGGATGAGCGTAAGTCAATTGATGAGTTAATGACAAAGCTCAGGATGCTGGTGCAAGAAACAGGTGTTTCAGTCGTAGCGGTATCTCATCTAAAAAGACCAGAGACAAAAGGGCATGAGGAAGGGGCAGCAACCAGTCTTTCGCAGCTCAGGGGTTCAGGTTCTATTGCTCAGTTGAGTGATATTGTGATAGGTTTAGTGAGAAATGCTCAGCATGAGGACATGATTGAACGAAATACAACACGAGTGAGTATCTTAAAGAATAGATTTTCAGGGTTGACTAGTCCACACTGTGCTAGTTTGCTGTATAATAAAGAAACCGGTAGGATGTTAGAGATACAGGAGAGATTATGAATGAGCTTGGATACAAAATACTCAATACGGCTGAGTTTTGGCTTGAGCAGGGTTGGTCCACTATTGCTGATCTAGATGAGGTGACGAAATGAAAAGTACATTTAACCAGATAGCGGCTACACAGTTAGCAGATAGACTCATTGATGAATGTGATGGTTCTTACTCAGCTTCAGCAGCGTATATGATTCGGGATATGCAGTCAGTGATTCACGATCAGGCACTAGAGCTAGAACGGCTTAGCCGTGAGCTTAACGATTTGCGGCAGTACAAGAGAGACGTTATTAACGCAAAGATTGAAGGACATATTGAGGAACTGAGGAAGGTTAAAGCTACGGAGTATCCACACTAACATGATTAAAGATAACTTCTTAACGCCGGAACAAATGGCACCGATTGAGCAATATCTTCAGGCAGCACCGTGGAGCTATGGTTGGAAGTCTAACCACAAGTATCCCTATGGGCATTGGAATATTGACATCACCAAGACTGCTATCACTAACTCGGTGGATGTTCGTAATAAGCTACCTGAGCCATTTGTACCGGCTTGGGATAAGATCAATACTGAGATTTTCCTTGATAAAGCGATACTGACTCGCTGTTACAGTAATCGCCATACTTTCGGCACTGAGGGCTATATCCATACGGATACAGAACGGGCTGAAGATTATACAGCAATCATTTACATGAATAAGGAATGGGATGCAAACTGGGGCGGAGAGACTACGTTCTATAATAAAGAGATTACTGGGATTATTGATGCTGTGTTACCTAGTTATGCTCGGTTGGTTGTATTTCCTGGCGATGTCCCACACTGTGCTCGTGCCGTATCCAGGATTTGTCCCCAAGTAAGAACCACTTTGATGTTCAAGGCATCGGTCAACCCAAAGCCTATGCACCAAGATGAGTCAAAACTTGGACAGTTCTTGCTAGATGTTGGAGCAGATAAGTATAAGCACAAAGATGGGACATTAAAAGATCACTTGATGAGGACATTTCATGCACTAAAAAGCCTGAAAATATCACATGAGATCTGCCTAGCCGGCGGGTTACACTCAGTTTTTGGCACAGCAAAGTATGCACAAACTCCTTTACCGTGGGAAAGTACTTGGGTAGCTGATGCGTTTGGAGCCGAAGTAGATCGTTTAGTAAGGATGTTCTGTAAGCTACCTCGCCCTGAGTGCTTAGAGAGCGGGGAAACAGACAGTACACTAGACCCAACAGACTTATTTGCTATGAAATGTATTGAAGTGATGAATTTGTACGATCAAGGGGCTTTATCGGGATACCCCAAGTTGCAAGAGTTTAACCGGACTGTGCTCTCCAAAATTAGGAAGTAGGATGACAAAGACAGTTGTTTTGGATATTGAGACAAACCTTAAACATGATACAATCTGGTGTTGTGTGACGCTACATAGAGAAACAAAGGAGATGAAGGTATGGGCTAATCCAGAAGGGCTAGAAGAGTACCTGTTAGATGCTGATGTTGTTCTAGGACATAACTTGATCTCGTTTGATTCTTACGTGCTCAGAAAAGTATGGGATGTACGGATCAGGGATGAGCAGATGCAGGACACTCTGCTACTATCCAGACTGTACAATCCTAGCCGAGAAGCAGGTCATTCGCTAGAGTCTTGGGGACTGCTACTAGGTTATCCTAAGATTGATTTCTCTGATTATGATGGCGGCTTGACGGATGCAATGATTGTCTATTGTGAGCGGGATGTTGACTTAACATCAAAGGTCTACAATAAACTCCTAGAGGAAAATACAAAGCTAGGTATCACTGAGCAAGCAATTCAATTGGAGTACTCGGTAGAGCGTATCTTGTCTGAGATGCAACGTAATGGTTTTAAGCTAGATGTACCATATGCTCAGGTGCTCTTGTGTGAGATTAAGACAGAAATGGCGAGGATCGAGGAAGAGTTGCAAGAGATCTTCCCGCCTATCGTGACTGAAAGAATCTCAGCAAAGACAGGTAAGCGGTTAAAGGACAATGTTGAAGTCTTTATGATTGGTTCACGACAGCAGATTGCTAAGCGGCTACAGTCTAAGGGTTGGGTGCCTAAGGAGTTTACGGAGAAGGGGCAGGTGATTGTGGATGAGACGGTGTTACAGTCTATCGACATCCCTGAAGCTAAGCCGATTGCCAGGTACTTAACCTTGCAGAAGAGGGCTGCTCAGCTAGACTCGTGGCTTGATAAACTAGGGGATGACGGGAGAGTACATGGAAGAGTTGTTGGTATGGGTGCTATCACTGGAAGGGCTACTCATTACAGCCCTAATATGGCTCAAGTTCCTGCTGTACGGGCAGAGCTTGGAAAGGAGTTCCGTTCTTGTTGGACAGTGGAAACAGGTAACGTGCTTGTTGGTGTCGATCTTTCTGGTATTGAGTTGCGTTGTTTTGCTCACTACCTTAATGATGAGGATTACATAAATGAGACAGTTAACGGAGATGTACACACAAGGAACCAACAAGCCTTCGGTGTAGCGTCTAGGGATACAGCAAAGACGGTGCTTTATGCTATGCTGTATGGGGCTTCTCCTACTAAGATCGGAACAGTGGTGGGAGCTACTGCTAAGGAAGGGCAAGGCATTATCAGTCGGTTTAACAAAGCAGTTCCGGCCTATGCTGAGCTTAAAAGTAAGGTTGAAAGACTGGCGGCTAAAGGACCATTAACAGGTCTTGCTGGTTATAAACTACAAGTTAGGTCAGCTCATTCAGCACTTAATACGCTTTTGCAGTCAGCAGGTGCTATAATAGCAAAGCAGTGGTTGGTAGAAATACAACAGTGCTTGACAGAAAAGCAAATACCGTATAAACTGGTATGTTTCTGCCATGATGAAGTCCAGATAGAAACAGCCGAGCAATATGGCGAAACTGTCGGGCAGTTAGTGGTTGAAGCAGCAGCAACAGCAGGGAAAGTATTGGGATTCCGTTGTCCGGTAGGTGCGGAATACAAAGTAGGAAAAAGCTGGTACGATACACATTAAAGGATAGATGATGAAAGTTAGAGTTGAACTTGCTAACGAAGATAACGTACTTCCAGACTTCCCATGTCTGATGATTAGTAACGATCAGGAAATTATCCTACTTGTTACAGAGCTGGACGGGGCTGATTTAGTAGGAACTGTCGTGGAAGATAAGACTGGTCTCTACGGCTTCGGGAAGCATAACGAGGATTGGAACTATTACCGGTTTTCAGAGTTTGCCGGAACAGTGACGTTATCGAATTAAAGAGTAGTATAATTTACCTATTATGGAGAAAGTAATGACACAGCAACAGTTTAAACCGATTACGGTAGCAGGTACGCTTTACTGGG